GGAAACCTCCCAAAGGTCGCCCTTTTGGATGGTGCGAATGCCTGTTTTGTTGTCGAACTGGTCCTCCTCGGTCTTGAAACCGATGGACATGCCGCTGACCGCTTTCATCTGCATGAGCTCGTAGGCTTCAGCCCCGCGCTGGGTTTTCAGCGCCAGCTTGCCTTCGACGTAGAGACCGTGCTCGTCTTCTCGCATGGCGGTGAAAACGCCGATGGGCTCGGACTGCTTGTGCTGCCACAACAAAGCTGGCAGACGGCCCTTTTGGGCGTAGGACTTGAGCGAATCGGCGAAGGCTCCCGGGGCCACGATGTCGTCCCCTTGGTCGATGTTGCCGTAGACGCTGCCGTAGCCAGCAAACGTGCCAGTTTTCGAGACATCTTTGATCTCAAAGGGTTTGTCGATGTGGTGCATGCCCGTCCTCACGAGAGTTGGTTCAGTTTGTAGATGGCGCGGCGGTAAATCGCACCCAAAGCGTCGATCAGGTTGCGCACGGCGTCGTTACCAGCAGCGATTTCGTCGCGGTTCTCGGCGATCCAGTCAGCTTCCGATTGCAGCCAGGCGCTGATGTTGGTCACTGGGGCCAGCTCAACCGTGAATTGATCGATCAGCCCATTGACGCCCTGGTAGACCTCGATGATTTCGTCGATGCCCTCGATCACACCTTCGTAAAACTCACCCAAGGCCATGTGCTGGGCAAAGCTGCCGGTGCGCCAGTGGGCGCGATGGGCTGCATCCCGTGCAGCAAAGACCCGAGAGGCGAGCTCTTCAATCATTGGTCATGTCCTCAGCGTCGGTGGCGGGCTCTTGATCGGCAGGCTCGGTTAAATCCTGCGCTTCGTCAGGGTCGTCCGTCCCATCGGTCATGTTGAGCGGCATGAGAGGTACGTCCAGGCCCTCGATAGGGTTCAAAACGATGCCCAGCTCGCTCTCAGCGGCCCGCGCTTCGTTGCGGGTCAGCCAGCCGTCCAGAATGCCGTTGTGATACAGGGCGCTGCGGGCGTTGGCGTCACCTCGCAAGAGGCCCGAGACATTGAATTTCATGGTCAGATCGCGTCGCTCTTTGGGGGTCATGAGGTCGCGTTTGATGGCTTTTTCAATCCGCACCAGCCACGGCATGAGCGAATAATTCACAAATTCGAGCGATTGCTGCTCGATATTGCTGAAAGTGGCCTTTTCCAGGTCACCAATCATGTGGGGCGGCACGCGGAAGATGGCTGCGATCTCGCTGCGCTGGTATTTGCGGGTATCCAGAAACTGGGAGTCGTTGGCGCTGAGCGAGATGCGCGAGAACTTCATTCCCTCCTCGAGCAGCGCCGTTTTGTGGGCGTTTTCGCCTGAGTGGGCCTCGTCAAAGCTGGCTTTGATGCGCTCGTAGCTGTCTTTGGACAGTTTGCCAGGATGCTCGAGCACGCCACCCATCTTGGCCCCGTTTCGGAAGAGCTGTCCGCCGAACTTTTCAGTCGCCAGGGCCAGTCCAATGCTCTCGCGGGCGTAGGCGATCGGACTAATCCCGAGCCAACCGTTCAAGGTCAAGCCTCGGATGTGGAAGATTTCGCCCACGCCAAAGCGTTTGAACGCCCCATCGGGCATCGTGATCTCGTATTCGAGGGTGAAATTCGCCCCCATGATGACCCGCACCATGTCGGGGTGCAGGGGCAGCAGCTCCACCACCTGACCCGAGCGGTTGCGGTTGATGTAGGCGTAGGCGTTGCCGCGCAGGTTCAGCGCGACGACCATCATTTCCCAAAATTCAACACTGGTCATCCACTCGTTGGGCTGGTCATGGCACAACACATGGAGCGGATGGTCTGAGAGGCAGGTTCTCGAGCCATCCGCCTCTTTTCGGTACAGGTTCATCGGCAGCATGCCAATGGATTCGGCCAGCACTTTGACGCTGGAGTACACCGCCGCGCTTTGCAGCGCGGTCTGAGGGTTGACGACGATGCCACTGGCAGACGCCCCGCCCCCAAACGCCCAGGCCAGATAGCGCTCAAGCGTGCCCCAGTCGGGCGAACCGGCGCTTTTACGCACCAAGCCCGTGAGGTTTTGCCAAAAACTTGCCATGTCGTGCCTTATAAATTGCTGAGGATCGACAACTTCATGCGGGCCACCAGGTTGTTGGCCGCTGAGGTTGTGAAAGTAGCCAGCACGCTATACAGCCGGGCTGTGGTGGTATTGGTAGGGCTACCGCCGCTGATACGGACCTGGATCACTCCGCCCACTTTGCCCACCTTGCCATCGGCGTAATTGATCGCGCTGGTGTTGATGACCGGCGTGCCGAAGGTCAACGCATCACCCCCTGTGAGGGTCGGATAAAACGACATCACTGGTGTTCCAATAATGGTTTCACCCACGGCCAAGTTGTCGGTGCAGTCCAAATCGAACAAGATCGATTCGCCTGCAAACTTTTCCAGCGTGATACTCATGGAGGAACTGCTTTGTTGATAACCCGCGCACGCGGGGGTTGATGAAAGTAGCGCGGTCGATATTCGTGAACGTGCTGGGAGCGGTTTACCTGGTGCGTCACACGCGGGTTCAAATCAATGAAAGACAACGCCACGAGCACCGTGCTGGTGTAGCCTTGGACCGAATACGTCCCGAAGGTGCCCAAGAACGTGCGTCCTTTGGCAAGCGTCGCCGCGACCCCCGAGGTTGAATACACACCTGCCGCACCCGGCAGATTTCGACCGCGCAGGAACGTAGCGGTCACCCCGCTGATGCTGTAAGCGCCCGCCTGGGCGACCAGGGTGCGCCCTCTGACCAGCGTCGCGGCCTGGCCCGTGCCCGTGTATGTCCCAGCGGCTGCGCTTAGCTTGCGCGAGCGACTGAGCACCGCGCTCTGGCCATTGACCGAGTACGAACCAAAGGCTGCTGCGAGCGCTTTTGTCCGTTTGAACGTGGCCGGTTGGCCAGTCAGTGTGTAACTGCCTGCCGCAGCGCTCAAGACCTTGCTGCGACTGACAGTCGCCGCCTGGCCGGTGTATGAATAGCTGCCAAAGGCCGCCGCGAGCGCTTTTGAGCGCAGCGGACTGGCAGCCTGACCTGTTAGGGCGTAAGTTCCCGCCGCAGCGCTCAGTGAGCGCCCCTTGGCCAGGGTGGCTGTCCTGCCAGTTACGCTGTAAGACCCTGCCGCAGCGCTCAAGACCTTGCTGCGACTGACAGTCGCCGCCTGGCCGGTGTTGGAGTAACTACCGAAGACCGCTGTCAGCGGGTAGTTGTTGGTCAGGTGAGTGACCAAAAGCGTGGCCGCCTGGCCGCTCACGGCGTAACTGCCCGCTGCTGCGGTCACCACGCGGTTGCGTTTGAGCGTAGCCGCTTGACCCGTCAGGGCATAACTGCCAGCCGCCGCACTCAAAACCTTGGACTTCGAGAGCGTCGCCGCTTGGCCCGTGTTCGAGTAACTGCCAAAGGCTGCCGAAACCGCCTTTGCTCGCCGTATCGTCGCCGCCTGACCCGTCAGCGTGTAACTGCCCGCTGCGGCGACAAGCGTTCGACCCTTGAACGGCGTTGCCGCCTGGCCGGTGTAGGTATAACTTCCTGCCGCAGCGCTCAAGACCTTGGTCTTGGAGATCGTCGCCGCCTGGCCTGTGTTGGCATAACTACCAAACGCGGCAGTCAAAGGGTGACCAGCTGTCGACGATTTTGTCAACGTCGCTGTCTGGCCGGTAGTGGAATAACTTCCAAACGCCCCTGCGACCGCATAGTCTTTGATTGGGGCCAGCGCAATCGTGATGAACGCAGCGGTGTTGCTGGTGGCGCTCGTGATCGCCGTTGTACCAGTTGAACCCGCAGCGGCCAGCGTTCCGTCTGCAACCCCCAAACCGCCGCCTGTGCCGTTCGACGTGGTTTGATCCACCCGTAGGGTGAATGTGATGTTGCTATTTGTGAATCCGCTTAGGTTACCTGATGCGGTAATAGCGTCACGGTCGTTCGCAATGCCGAGCACTACTCGGCAATTAACCTCTGTGGTCGTGACGGCAGGGGATGTCCAAGCGGTCGCGGCGGTGGCTTGTACCGACCCCGCCGTTGCGTTAAAGGGGTTAGTCCTGTGAACACCCCGAAACGCAATTTTGTACCCGGCGGTATGATCCCCCGAGTCAGCCACCGAGGTGGTGGTGTCGGCTCCAGTGGCCCAGCGGTAAAACGCTGTGATCCGAGTTGAGCCGATCGCAGCCGCAGTGCCCGTGCCTTGAGGGCTGTTAGTGACTTCGGTGTAGCCCGTAGGGAGAGTGACCGCCTGGTTGGCCGACTCAACGAAGAGCAGAATCAGGTCATCGAGAGCCGTACCGGCGACTGCCGCGACGGTGATCCCAGTCGTGGCATTCGTAAACGCCGAGGCCCCAACAAAGGTTGGGGCTGCCATGACTTACGACACCTGGAAAACGCCGTTCGTGCCGTCCAACGTCACCGTGACCGTCTCTGCCGCCGCCACCACCTGAGAGCTGCCGTAATCCCAAGCACCAACCGGCTGGTTGGTGGTTGAGTTGTACAGAATTGCATAACGGAACGTGAAACCCGCACCAGTAGCCGTCCACACAGCAGGGCTTGCCAGCACCAACTTATAAATACCCCCCGACTGCGTAGCCGAGGTGGTGGTGCAAGTATTACCCCCTGCGGTGTAGCCGTTGGCCGTGGCCAGATCGGTCGTGCCCGCGACAAAAGTCGTGTCTGCTACGTTAATAGTAGCGGCCAAAGCGACTTTCCAGACATCAGAGCCCAGGTTCATAGCTTCGAGCATGGGCTCGATCGCTGCCGTGTATTTTGTATAAGCTGCCATCTTTTACCTTTCAGAATGAAAAAACGCCCCGCTCCTCGTAGACCGAGGGGCCGGTGCCTTCGTTGGGCATCACTGCCACCGCCATGGCCAATGCGACCATGCCGTCAATGCGCCCGTGTTGCTTCTTTTTGTCGAACTTGCGTGCTCCAGAATCCCCCACCACGACCGCATTGCGGGCGCACATCTCCAGGATGGGGTGATTGCCGTGCTTCAAGCGCTTGGCCAACAACTTGACCTCGAGCTCACGCAGCGCCGGGGTCATGGACAACGTGCCTTGGCCATACGGGATGAACTTTTCGAGTTCGGCGTCGGAAAAATTAGCCTTCACCAGCCAGGGCTTGAGATGCGTGAAGAGCGCACGGTCAAAAGCGATCGACTGCACGTCGCAGCGATCAAAGAGGCCGCGCATGAACTCAGCCACGAACTCATACTCGATGGCCCGACCCGGCGTTGTGTTCAACAGTCCCTGTTTGGCCCAAAGGTCGTAGGGCACGTGGTCCTTGCGGCTCTTCTCGGCCAACCCTTCACTGGGCAGCCAAAACTCAGAATGCACGTCCCCGTGCTCGGACACCAGGACCAAGGCGGTCAAATCGCAGACGCTTGAGAGGTCCAGGCCGCCCCAGACTCGCTTGCCCTCCACAGGGTCAGGCGTCGCGCCGTTGCTCTTCCACACCGAGGGGGAGACAAAGGGGCTCGACGCTTCCACGCGCTGGTTCAGAATGAGGTTGCGAAACTCGGGCTCGTTGGCGGGCATCTCCATCGCCTGGCGACATTGCTTCTCAATATCGCCCAGCGAGCGAAACTTCCCCATCGCTGGGTTGGCCGCTGCCCATGCAAGTCGGTCATCGAGCTCGCAGTCGGCGGGCGCTGCGTAAATATGCGAAACCACCCTGGGGTCGGGTGCGTTTTTCTGCGCGTCAATCCAAATGGAGAACAGGTCTGCATCCGTCGGGGCCTGGGTTGAGATCGCTATCAGCAGCGGGTTCTCATAGGCCCCTTGGGCCGTCGTGATGGCTGAGACGAAATCATCGGTCGGCCCGGCCACCTGCCCGACCTCATCGAGGATGGCCAGGATGGGGCTCAGCCCGTGTGCCGTTTTGCCTTCAGCCGCCAAGGCGCGATATTGCACGTTGCGGTTCAATCCGATCAGGCGCTTGCCCGAGGGCTGCACCCTCACCACCTGGCTGAGCTTGGGCGACATCTCCACCATCTTGCGAGCCAGGTCAAATACCACAGCCGCCTGGTCCTTGGAGCGAGCGCCACTCACAATTTGGCTGTTTTGCACTGCCTCTGGCCCCACCAGGTGGGCCAGCAAGATGGCTGCGATCAGGCCGGTTTTGCCGTTTTTACGGGCGATTGACAGGTAGGCGGTGTGCGTTTTGACCGGGTTGTCGTAAATCTCGAGGATGAATTTGCGCTGAAACTTCTCCAGCTTCAGCGGCTTGCCGATGTGCTGTCCCTCGGGGGTCAGGCAATAGGTCTCGATAAACTGGCAGACCCGCTCACCACGGGTCGGTTTGCGTTTGGTCACAGTGCCAAGAGCCCGTCGTCTTCCAGCTCGGTGCGAATCTGATGCGCTTTGCGCTCGATAGCCCGCTTGCCCAGTTGATCGCGGGGGTCACCAGCAATGCGTCCGCCCATCCGTAGGGTGCGCATCAGGGCCATCTCGCGGCGAGAGAGCTGCTCCATCACCGTCACCCGGGGGTTCATGATCTGGGTGCCCTTGGCGTTCTCAACCACACTGCCCTCAGCGTTGAGCAGGCGCTGCTCGTGCTCGATGTCAGCCTGGCAGCGGGCCAGTTGGGCCGCCACTACCAGGTCGTTTTCGGTCCACTCGTCTCGCGCACGCGCACGAAGCACCCCATCCCAAAAAGGTTGGTCACCGTCCCGCAGCACGACGTGCTCGGGCAAAGGCAATGGGGGCAGCGCTGCGTTCACCATCGCCTTGACGGCGGAGGCGGCGGAATCGGAGCGGGTTCGTTTCATGTCGTCTTAGGGGTTAGCAGTAAAACAAAGG